TATGAAGCCGGTGGCGTTCGTATGAGTGTCCAGCCAATCGATGTTGACGCGCTGTCATGTGATCTCGAAGCGCATTTCAGGGATGCATACGCTCACCACCGAAACCTGGTGAGTGAAGCAGGGCGTATAGTGAATGGCTAACCTAACCGCGAAACAAGAGCGATTTGTAGCTGAGTACCTGATTGACCTGAATGCTACACAGGCAGCGATACGGGCGGGTTACAGCGAGAAGACAGCAACAGAGCAAGGCTCACGCCTGTTAACAAATGTTAAGGTGCAAGAAGCCATCGCAGCAAAGGCCGGGAAGACCGCCGAGAAGCTCGATTTAAGCGCCGAGAGAGTGCTTCGGGGATTGTTTGAGGAAGCTACCCGCCATGGTGAAGGAAGCTCTCACGGGGCTCGTGTGAGCGCGTGGGGGCTATTGGGGAAATATCATAAATTGTTCGTGGATCGCGTCGAGGCCGATGTGACAGGTGATTTGACGGTGACAGATGCAAGAACCAAGCTTCAATCTCTCATCTCTCGCCAAAATGTCGGAAGCCCAAAGAACAGCAATTCTGGCGGCGCTAACTGACGAGGAATGTAAAGCCCTCCTGCATGACTGGCGCTTTCTTGCTCGACCTGCACAGGTTGCCCCAGATGGTGACTGGCTCACATGGATGATCCTTGCAGGCCGTGGGTTCGGAAAGACCAGAACCGGGGCAGAGTGGACGAGAGAACAGGTTAGAGCCGGTGCCATGCGTATCGGTCTTATCGCTCCGACAGCATCCGACGCCCGAGACGTTATGGTTGAAGGTGAGAGCGGTTTGCTCGCTGTATGCTGGGCAGGGGATCGGACGGCAAAAGGCGAAGTCCTTGGCAAGCCAATGTATGAACCATCCAAGCGCCGGGTAACGTGGGCGAATGGTGCAGTAGCCACATTGTTCTCTGCCGAAGAGCCTGAGCGTCTACGTGGCCCACAGCATGAAGCCATGTGGTGCGATGAGCTGGCAGCTTGGAAGTATCTGCGTGAGACATGGGACATGGCAATGTTCGGTCTTCGCCTGGGTGATAATCCGCGGGTGTGCATCACCACAACGCCTAAGCCTGTTCCATTGCTGAAAGAGATTATTGCCGATCCTAAGACAGTGGTCACACGCGGTTCGACATTCGACAATGCAGGCAATCTTGCACCGACATTCCTTAAGGCGATCAAGGACAAGTACGAGGGTACACGTCTAGGCCGTCAGGAACTTGAAGCCGAAATCATTGATGATCTGCCTGGAGCGCTGTGGACGCGCTCGGAACTAGACAAGAGCCGGATTAGAACGGTTCCTGAGCTGGTCCGTGTTGTCGTGGCGGTCGATCCATCCGGCACCAAGGGCAGCAGCGACGAGGGAGACGATATCGGCATAATCGTGGCCGGTAAGGGTGTTGACGGCAGGGCTTATGTTCTGGCTGACAGATCCTGCAAACTCTCTCCTGCAGGCTGGGGCAGGCGTACTGTTGAGGCATATCACGAATTTGAGGCTGATCGGGTTGTCGCTGAACGGAACTTCGGCGGCGCAATGGTTGAGCACGTCATCAAGACCACGGACAAGAACGTCTCATACAAAGAGGTCACAGCCAGCCGGGGCAAGGTGGCACGAGCTGAGCCTGTCGCGGCCCTATACGAGCAAGGCAAGGTTTCGCACGTTGGCGGGATGCCAGAACTGGAAGATCAGATGTGCCTTATGGCTCCTGATGGCTTTGCTGGCGAGGGATCGCCCGACAAAGTGGACGCGCTTGTATGGGCCGTCACTGAATTAATGCTGGGTGACACTAAGCAGGTCGCCATGCTCCTTACAAAGAGGCACAGATGAACCCTATTCGAGCCTTGGCTAATGCTGCGGCGCGTCGGCTCGACGTTATGTTCCCGGGCTTCTTCGCGACGGCAAAGCACAATCACTATGCTGACTTCGGTTATCCTGAGTTCATCAGCTTCGACATGCTGTACGGGATGTATTGCCGGAATGGTGTCGGTGCGGCTGGCGTAGATAAGACTATTCTCAAGACGTGGCAGGATGCGCCATTTCTGCAAGAGAAGCAGCGGGACGGCTCTCAAGGGCAGTCAACGGAAGAAACCAAGGTCGAGAAGGAAATCCGCGAGCGCTTTACTGACCTTCGGGTATGGTCACGCATTGCAGAGGCCGATAGACGCTCACTGGTTGGCAGATACGGCGGTTTGATCCTTCGTCTGGCTGATAGCAAGACATTCTCTGAGCCGGTCGATACTGTGCCGGGGGGCATCCTTGGCCTTGTTGAAGTCATTCCGGCTTGGGAAGGACAGTTGCAAGTCTCTAAGTGGGATACAGATCAGACGAGCCAGACCTACGGTCAGCCGCTCATGTATCTGTTCAACGAAGCCAGTGTAGGTGACAACACCAACAATCAGCCGAGGCAGTTCCAGCTCCACCCTGACCGGGTAGTGATCTGGTCACGCGATGGCACTATGGATTGTAAGTCGCTTCTTGAGCCAGGCTATAACGATCTGTTGACGCTGGAGAAGATCAGCGGGGCAGGCGGTGAAGGCTTCTGGAAGAACGCTAAGTCAGCTCCGGTCCTCGAAGTCGATCCAGAGGCCAAGATCGAGGAAATGGCGAAGGCCATGGGGGTTTCCGTCGAAGAAATAGCCGACAAGATGAATGAGCAGGTCGAGGATTGGCAGAAGGGCTTCGATAAGCTCCTGATGATCCAAGGCATGCAGGCCAAGAGCCTGAGTGTAACCCTGCCAAGCCCAGAGCACTTCTTTGCCATCGCTCTACAGTCCTTCGCTGCCTCCATATCGATGCCGGTAAAGATCCTTGTCGGTTCACAGACAGGCGAGCGCGCGAGTACTGAGGATGCGAATGAATGGGCTCAGACCAACATGTCTCGGCGGAACAACACAGTTCGCCCGAACATCATGGACTTTGTGAACCGTCTCGAGCGCTTCAAGATACTGCCTGAGAAGGATTGGCATCTCGACTGGTCCGATCTGACTGAGGCATCGATGACTGAGAAGATCGACCGTGTGACCAAGATGGCCGACGCCAATCAGAAGATGGGCAATACCGAGTGGATCTTCACTCCGGAAGAAATGCGCGAAGTCGTGGGCAAAGAGCCACTGACAGATAATCAGCGATACCGGGATGAAGACGACGACAACGTCGATCAAGAGACAGGGCTGCCCGCAAATCCTGAAATCGAGGACTGATCAATGAAAACAGTTCGGGTGAATATCCGATCACTGGCTAACGCCGGTGCGATTAGACACGAGAAGAGAAATGGCCGCGACGTTGTGATCGTGCCATCTGCAACTCTTCCTGACAACGTCGTGATGAACAGCATCATGTATCCGGCAGACGAGATCGAGAAGAGCTTCTCTGGTCTGGAGCGCACCCCGGCACCACTCGGCCACCCGACCATTAACGGCAAGTTCGTATCAGCAAGAGACCCGGAAGGGATCAATCTCGGATGGATCGGCGCATGGAATGAGAATGTGCGCCGTGAGAATGGCCGTGTGTTTCTTGACAAGGTGATCGACGTTGAAACCGCCAACCGCTCAGAAGGCGGTAAACGGGTGCTGGAAGCGATTGAGAAGGGTGGACCTATCCACACATCAACCGGCTTGCTCGCGATGCTGGATGCCGCAAATGGCGACGTTGATTACAAACATATCGCCCGGTCCCTTGAGTTCGATCACGATGCCATCCTGTTGGATGAGCCCGGCGCCGCTACACCTGATCAGGGTGTCGGAATGCTCGTGAACGCCAAGGGTGAGCAGGAAGAGGTCGAGGTTATCAATTCCGATCTTACCGATCAAGCAGACCAAGAAATTGATTGGGCGGGTTCCCGTCTGATCGAGGCCCTCCAGCGCCGCAAGAACATTGCTATCTGGGGGAAAGTAAAAACCGCGATTTTGGAAGCCGTAGGCATCTCTGAGCGGGAACCAACCACAAACCGAAAGGATGAACCCGTGACTGTTACCAAGGAACAGTTCGAGGCGCTTGAGACGAAATTTTCGGAAGCGTTCTCAGGCATCGGCAACTCCATCAAGGAAGCTGTCGAAGCTGCCATCAAGCCACTGGTCGATGCACAGGCCGCACAGGTTGCCAATCAGCAGGCACAGGAACAGGCAGAAAAGGCCGGTCTGGTTGAGAAGGTGGTTAAAGCCAACCTCCTGACCGAAACCGTTGCAAACAGCCTGTCACTGGATGCTCTGAAGGAACTCGCCCCAAAGGCAGAACCGGGCAAGGCAGCTCCGCTCAACAGCCAGTTCAAGCCAAGCTCCGATAAGCCAGGCTTCAAGGTTCCGGAAGGAGAATAAACCCATGGCCCGTTACAACAAGATTTTCGCTGGCCCTTTCACTGAGGCCACGCCACAGGTTCAGGAAGGTATTGAAGCCGCAGTAACGCTTCCTGGCCTCGCTGTCGTGTTCAACGGTACGGGCGGCTTTGCCATTGCAGGCGCTTCGACCAATGAAAAGGTCCTGATCGCTCAGGACAACTATCTTACGCTCAAGGGCGTAGATGACGCATGGCCTGCAGGTGATCGCATGATCGGTATGGAAATGCTCGATGAGCAGTTCTTCAACGTTCGTGTGCCGACTGGTCAGAATATCGCCAAGGGCGCCAAGCTCACCACGAACGCCACTGGGCAATTTATCGTGGCCGCCGCTGACAGCCGCATCATCGCTATTGCGGAAGAAGCATTCAACAACACCTCTGGCTCTGATCAGCTCGTACGTGTCCGTGCGGCTAAGGGCCATCTGGCAGCAGCGTAAGGGAGCAACATCACATGCGCTATTTTTCTTCTCAGCTCCTCAACACGTCGCGTATTCACGCCGGCTGGTGGGACGAGGTATCGGCAGACCGTGAATGGTTCCACAATGCCGAAGACCAGCTCGCAGCTGTTCGCAATGCAGCTGCTGTTCTTCCCCGCGATGCGTGGCTTGAACTTGACGGCATCACCCGCCGTGTAATGCGCAACGACGAAGGTCAGGTCTATATGGCTGATCTGATGCCGTTGGCTAAGCCGGTGAACATCGGCAAGCTTGTCCATCTCAACCGTGTGTCGTCTGATGCCGGTACGGTAGTGCGCTCCCTCTCTGGTCAGGTCCCTGTACCGCTCGACAAGGTAGTTTATGACTACCGCGGTTCTCCTGTGCCTATCTTCTCGACCGGTTATGGCCGTGAATGGCGTGAGTGGAATACCCTGCAGTCTGAAAACTTCGATGCTCTGTCGGACGATCAGGAAGCACACACCGCCAAACTTCGTCGCGATATGGCGCTCTATGCGCTCGATGGTGATGCTTCGATCACGGTGCAGGGTTATTCGGGTTACGGCATTCGCACTTCGCCGTTCTCTAAGGCCATTAACCTTGGGTCGGCTGCAGGCGGTGCAAACATCGATCTGACCACGGCAACGCCTGATCAGCTCGACGCATTCTTCTCTGGTCCATTCGGGGCCATGCTGGATGCGAACTTGATCACTGGTAAGGTGAATATCTACATTTCTCCTGAGATTGGACGCGCATGGGATAAGTCCTATTCCAGTGCTGAAGGCTTCAAGGGTGGTACGATCTTCGAATTCCTTGCCAAGAACCGCCGTATCAACAAGATCGCGATCACATACGAGCTGACCGGCAATCAGTTCTTTGGCTTCGTGCCTAATGCTGACTACATCCGTCCGCTGATCGGCATGGCCGTGAATACCACGGCAAAGGTTCGTCTCA